TTCCTTTTAAAGGTATACCTGTAATTTCAGTCTTAGTAAAGGGCTTTATTCATCTTTTAGCAAATTCATAAGTGTCTTTAGACACATGAGTTTTGTTAAGAGAAACTTCAACACCCATAGAAGTAATAACCTTAATATATCTTTGTGCGACATTGTCATTTTTAATAACAATATCGTCACCAAGTAATATATACTGGTCAAAACTTTCTATACCCTCTAAATGTGCACAATAGTGAACAAGAAGATGGTGTGTTAAAGTGAAAACCGCTCAAGAAGAGTATGTACCCATCGGTTGACCTGTAGAATATTTTACAATGTCACCCGATGGTGTGGTAAATTTCCTATTGGACAATAGATATTGTCAACTACTAGCAAATTCTTCATTGAAGATTCTTACTAATAGTCTACGTTGTAGATCAATAGGAAATCGATCAGTTGCACTAGACAGATCCAAGGATCAAAAGCTGTGTTCGTTATCATCCCATTTATGCATTGGATCTTGAGTAAAGGTTCTGTCGCAAGTACTAAAACTTCCTCTCAACATAAACAAAATTATGTTATGGATTGGTTTTAGAAATAACTGAGTATAATAGTCACTAATGGCTATTATTCTCAATTTTGCTTCAGGATCTTTAACAAAGCTTAATACTCCATTAGTTTTACTTTTGGAAGCTGTTAAGTTATTATCCCATGCATACTTGTAGGATTTAGAAAAGAAATCCGCCCCATTTTCATCAGTAATATTAAATATTTTTTGCATTTCTTCATAACTATATTGTAATAGATTATGATATGCAGTCAATGTAGCAGGTCCATCAGGACCAGCTTTCGTTGACAAATATAAAATATCCTTGCTGAAAACAGGTGGTTTTCGTTTCAATGAATGCTCCTTAACAAACTTATTGATAAAACCTCCTGGTATAATATATTTCCCTTTTGGGGGATCAGTTATACTAAGGTAATTGGGAATAACTTTCGATCATTCTGAATTAGTTAAAATTCAGGATCTAGAAAAATTTAAAATTGTTAAAACAAATTTTAAATCACTAGTTAACCCTTTATCAACAAAATTCTTAAGGAATAAAAGCTTTTTAGGCCATCCATCTTTAGTTAGTCCTATACTCATAGTATTAGTAAGTAAAGGCTGTCCACATATGTACCTTGTACAATGTAGACGCATTTGCTTATAATATTTAATAGTATGGACTGTACCTCAATCTTTAATTCATTTATATAAATTAGAGACGAAAGGTCTAAAGAATTTTAACTCTTTATGAGGAAATACTAACATTAAAAGTCTTTTTAAAACTTTAATGTGTATACTATTCATAAAAATTTAAAGTATGGTGCTACCTATAGCTGTCTTAATCATAACCAGTAATGGGAATGAGCAATTACACTCACTTTACTTGACTGGTACTATTAATCATTTATTTAAAATATATATAAAATTCATATCTTAATAAAGTTAATAGGTAACAAGTAATAAAGCAACCCTCAAAAGAGGACCTTACCAAAGACCGAAGATAAATACTCAAAGTATTATTTGATGGTAAAATATACACTAAAGTATATTTTAGTTCTTCGGAACAGTTCATCCAATAATG